ATCTATTCTGTCATAAATTTCATCGTTATTTAAAGGCACTTTATCTCCATGTATCTACATCCATATTACTAGGTTCGTAACCAGAAAAGCTAGGAGTATAATCATGACCCAGTTCTGCGAACCGTTCTTTTTGCATACGCCTAATAGCTCTTAGTGGAAACCAACTAGCCATTACTATGTCAGTCTTTGTACCTATAGACTTGCTTCTGTTTTTAGCAGAACTAAAATACACTAACTGACTTGTATATAAGTTTACCTTCTCTTGTGCTTCAAAGCTAAGATATGGCAAAGAAATTATTTTTTCTTGAAACATTGGTCTCATAGCTGTAACTCCATACAAAGGGTCAAATTTATTGTTATGAGTTTGATGTCCTTCTAAAAACACACCATGAGCAGAAGCAAATTCTCTTATGCTTCTATCTTGTCGTATTGCTTTCTGAAAACCATTTTCTTCTATAACCCAGTGAGAACAATTATATTTTTTCCACCAATCTTTAATAACATCTAGTGCTTGTGGTATACCACCACCCAAACTGTTATTCATATCTACCATAGATAATTTATTTGTTTCGGAATCGTATGCCCACAAAAAAGCAGCTTGATAGCCAGTAGAGGCAGGGTCAAGTCCTGCAATTAACCTAACTCCTGCAGGTATCTGCCCTATATCCCTCTTCTGGTCTCTACACTCTTCTATCTCTACTCTGTCAAATAATGCAAGACCATCTGGCATAGCTACATTAAGATATACCATTTCGTATATAGCTCTACCACCTGTAGTTTCTGCAGCTCGTTTTCTATCCATTAACCATTTGTAAGTTCTTTTGCTTGACCACAACATACAATCAACATGGTCTCCTTCATCCCAGTCAGGCAAAGTACAACCTGTATCATGTGCTTCTTCTACTGTTGTTATCCATGATTCGTTTTCTAAAAGATGTGAATACAAATCGTCATAGTGTTGTCTTGAACCTATTACAACCATAGCTGTATGTTCCTCTTTACGACTAGACAATGTTGTTGTCCACCAGTTTCTTGTGTTGTCTCTAGACGCAGGTTGCATAGTAGAACTGTGGTCTTCAATGTCATCTGCAATTATTATGTCACAGTCACGAGATAAAATTTTACCTCCTCGACCTATACCTACCATTGTCGGACTTTTAATACCAGTAACAGTTCTTGTACCTACAGTAAACTCTGTAGATGACCACGCTTTACCACTTCTGTTTTGTGGTTTAAATTTTGCACCTGGACCACATATCTCTTCTACTAATAATTCATTGTTTTCTAATTGGTCCATAACAGAAGATACAGAGTTCTTAGCTATGTCTTCGTTACCACCAACCCACAATATTCTTATGTTCGGATTATTACAGATAAGCCAGACAGTAAAATGTATAAGTAGTTCTGTTTTACCGTGTCTCGGTGGTGAGAGAATCATGTGTTGTTGACCATTTTCTATTGCTTTCAAAATAGACTTAATCCATTCTATATGAAAGTCTGCTGTCTCAAAAGCTATGCCCTGTTCTGTCTGAAAGTACCTGTCTCTAAATTCTTTAAAACCTTCTAAAGTTATTTCTTTTTTTGTTACAGGTTCCCACTTTTTTTGTTGTTCTATAGTTTCTAAATCTTCTATGTAGGCATTGTATGCCATAGACACTGCAGCAACTGATGTTTCTAAAACACGAGCTACATCAGATAAAGTCATTTTCTTTTTTAAAATATTTTCAGCTAAACCAGATTCTTTTAAATCTTCGTATACTTTACCTCTACGAGTTTGTACATTTTTTTTCTGGCTAGGTATATCAAGTTTATCATCAACTTGTGTCCATTCTTTACCTGCTTCTTTAGCTCTAGCTTTTTGTTTATTAACTCTGTTGCGACATCGTTCACTACAAAACTTTCTTGCTTTAGCAGGTAGTACTTTGTGACATCCACCTGCATAACATAATTGTTTATCTACCATGCCTTGCAAGACCAATATCTTGCTGTGGTTTTGTCTGTTGCAGTATCACAGTTGTGTCTTGCTCTAAAAGATTTTCTTGCTCCTGGGTTGTTTTTTCGTATAGCCATGTTTGGGTCACCAAACATTACTTTGACTACTTTGTCACCCTTAGTAACATATACTTTAGATTTTTTTCTACCATACCCTGGTTCACCCTTACCTATTGCAGAAGGCGAATTTAACTTAACTGATTTACCTTGGTATGTTGCCATTATCTTTTCTTTGTTTTATATAAACGCTTACTATTTTTACTATGTTTTTTTCCTGAATGGATTTGTCCATTAGGCATTTTGTGGTGAGAGCCTTTAAACTCTTTACCTGCTTTTGTATATACTTTCATTTTTTCTTTTTAGGAAAACCTTTTTTCATATTGGCATACGCCTTAGGTGAGATAGTAGAGTTTTTCTTTGACCTACTTGTACCTGCTTTTTTTCTTTTGTTCATATTGTGATACAAACCTTTTTTAGCAGCCATTAGTACATACCTCGTTTACTCTTCCTCTTGGGGCTGTATTTTTTCTTTTTTCCTTTTTTGCCTACTGGCATCATATCTCCTAAGTTTTTTCTTATACTCTGTACAACCTAGGTTAGCACAGTATTTCCATTTCCGAATAAACTTCAGACGGTTATTACAAAGTTTGCAATCTTTAATAAGCATTAAATCAGTATAGTAAAACAAAACCCTCTCGGACAGAAAGGGTCTTATTTACCTTGTACAGAGTGTCATCTGTTATTTTATTGTGCTTGTATTGTAAGTTACTTATAAATTTATGTAGGTGTAAAAAAAATTTTTATGTCTAGCCTCTCCCTCACTTGCGTGAGGGGTCGACTAACAAACAAAGAAGGGGAAGCTATGTGAATAGCCATCTTCTGAATCACTATAAAGTGATGTTCTTAGTATACCATATATTGTGTATATACAAGTAAAACTGATGGGATTCTTGAGTTAGGCGTAAGCGAAAGGAGGAAACTCTTACTATACAAAAACCCCATCAAAAAAAGTATACCATAGAAAAAATACCTGCTATAGTAGAACTACAAGCAAAGGTTTCTTCCTGCTTTTAGAAAAGAAATCTTGACAATTACAGTCAATAAAGTGGATTAGCAGGACCATGGTAACTAGGGTTAAAGCCTATTACTTCATATATTACAATAAGTCATTAAATGGTTTGTTATCGGTTTGGGAGGGATGACACAGGGTTAGCTGTGTTTATCTTTTACTTTATTACTATAACTATATATAGTACATACTACATCTAGTACCACTACATGTTGTACCACATTACTGCAGTGTAAATCAATAGATTTAACAGCATATTTTTAGCGTCTACATATAATATAATATAGGGGGCGACATTGAACCCCCACCTAATTAATGCAACAATAATTTAATTATGTTGCGTTGGGTTACATACATAAATATAGAAATACTAATGCAACATAATAATATATAATGGTATCGTTCTGTCCTAGGTTGTACTAAATTTAAACGATAACTAAGGGGGGTATGACTGTTAATAATTTATCTTATATATAGCTTGTATAATTTATAATGTATAGTAGAGTAGACATATAAACAAACAAAGGAAAGAATACTATGGAAAATACAGAGATAGTTAAAGAGTTAAACGACATATTAAAACTGGCTAGTAATTGGTTACCTGATATGAAATATCAAACTCTAAAGGATGACCTTGAACAGTCAGCACTAGATTATATCCAACGCTCAGCAGACTATAAGCAAAAGAAACTAAGTGATTTACTAAATAAAGATTAGTAATTATCTAACTGCCCACTTAGTAGTGGGTAGATAGATACTTATATAAGTATCATAAACAAAGGAGAATACAACAATGAAATATAAATGCTGGTGCTGTAAGTTACAGGGTATCAATAACGAAGTAGAGATAGAAGATGAATTGTGTAATGACTGTTCGCTAGGTATATGCGAAACTGAGCAAAAATATTATAATGGTGAAGGTCTTTATGTGTAGATATTGTTTCAAAATGGAAGATGAAAACATCAACTTCTTTATTTGTAATGATTGCTTTAATAAAAAAAAGAAGGAGAGAAACTAAAAATGGAAGAAACAAAGACTGTTAATAATACATTAGCAATAAGACCGTCAGCAGATGACCAGACAGAATTGTTTGAGCATACATTAATTCAAGGGAGTAAATACTTTACTTTAGCAAATCGTAAATGGTTTAATGCTAAGATAAAAAGAATTGGATTTGTAGATACTAAAAGCAATCACGGAAATCTATTTAATATATATGGTCATGGTATCTATGAAAGTAGTGACTTAATCCTAGCATTAGAAGAGAGTGAAGACTTTCACCACGAGAAGCAGTATAAAATTATATTAGTAGACGGTAAAAATATACTTTACTTCTCACAAAATCTAAAAGATGCAGATTATTATAACCACTACAACGATGTGAAGGCAGACTTTGAATATCTACTTGATAGATTCAAGGGGAGCGTTTCATATAATCACAAGCACAAACTCTATTTTAATAAATAGATAGTCGTATACCTGCCCTTTGTTATACGATACCAGAAGAACCTTCTTTAATTAGAAGGTTTTTCTTTGTCAATAATACTTGACATGGAAGACAAGGGCGTTATAATATTAAGTAACAAACAAAGGAGAAGAAAACAATGGCTAACCAAATAAAAGGATTTCAAGGCATAGTTCTTGAAAGTGGGTATAGAAATAAACAATATAAAGCTAATGACTATTTTAAAATGACTGAAAAATTACATAAAGAAGGTCATTTGACTATGGATATGGTTTTTATGTTTTATAAGCACATTATTAATAATGAGAAAGTTGCACGAAAAGTTATTACAGATGAAATAATTTTGGATAACATAACAGCTTCAATAGAAAACAATTTCATCACGCCAGACGGAAAATTTACTGACCATGCAAAATTAGTATTTGATGGTGAGGGATTTTATATTGATAATAAAGATGTAATACAAACAAAGGAGGTGTCATAAATATGGTGTATGTAATTGGAGGATTAATAGCCATAGCTTGGATTATATCTGGGCTAATGGCTGACAACTACGCACTACGGAAAGACTACAAGGAGCAAAGAAGACAGAATAATATAAACATGGATAGATATAACTGGGTTGTAGGAATGTTAAACGAAGAGCAACAACACGAACTACACGAATATTATATTGCTATTGGTGTAATAGAAGGTACAAAGTAATGGCTATACACGAATACACATTAGAAGAATCATCTCATGATATTAGAAAGTGGACTGTTACGAGCGAAAAAAAACTAACAGAACATGAACTCAATATGATAGCAGAAGATGCACACATGCATGAGTATAGTATTGAAGTGATACGATATGATGACAATATCATACAAGTAAAATATGATGGCGTTGAATATGGAGATGACAGTTTTGTCAGTGTCTACGGAGATACAAAAGAGGAGGAAGAATAATGGCTAAAGAATATAACTGTTTAGTAGAATTACATTTTGTTGGAAACAGGTTCAAAGCTAACAATATAGAAGAATACAAACAAAAAGTAAGGGATAGTTTTGACCAAGAGTTTGGTGTTATGCTAGGAGAAGATGACATTAG